CTAGAATCAGGAACTTGCAAAGCCTTGTACAATTTCTTTCGGAAGTATTGAATGTCTTCAATCTCGCCCAGGTTCTGCCCACCAGGAAGAGTAGTGATTTCTGTGCCTCGCCCACCTTCTCGACGGGGAAGCCAATAATCTTCCATCATGGTTCGGTGCGAACGATCATCTCGGACTTCGCCTGTAGATGCATCATAGACAATACGATTCTTGAACTTGACCATGATGTCGCGAAGGTATTGTTCAGCCTTGATCTTGGGAAGATTGCCTACGTCTACATAAAAGATTCGCCGCTCTGGTGCGCGAGAAATTCGATAGATGACAACTGCATCTTCGATCATCTTCAATTGATTGTAAGGTTTAATGGCCTGATGAAGATGACTAAGAACCATGTTCTTTCTTGTGTTCAAAATTCCAGAGTGGACGTGCAGAATGCTGTCCTTTGCAATCTTGACATCATTTCCTTGTTTCTTGGATTCAAATCCATTTTCATTGTAGACATAAAATTCATTTGGATGCTTGACAAGGGGAACACCATCTGGCCCTCTGATTTTCTTGGTTTCTCGGACCTTTCTAATCTTTCTTGGGTCGAGCGACCTTAATTCTTGAATCCCACCAGAAGGATTGGTCACATCAATGACAATGTGATAGTATAGTCTACCATCAATATACCATCGCTTTAGAATATCAAAGCAAAAGTCATTAAAGTCTAAAATATGTAGGATGTTTTCAAATTCATCCTGTATCTTTTTCTTGATGCCGGCCGGCTGTTCAAGATCGTCCAGTAAAATTTCTACAGGCCCTCGGTTGTCCTGAATGACCATTGTCTCGTTGACAATATCTTCGATTGCAAAATTGCATTCTGGAAAGAGAGACATCTCGCGATAACGGGAAACTAGTTCAGCCTCATTCTTTGCGGCGCCTTCCATGTCAAGGAATTGACCATAGGCCATCCCGGCCGCATAGGTAGGTTCGATGGTGATTGCACCATCTTCGTTTTCGGGAAGAGCAAAACTGGGCTGCTCTTGAGCTTCCCGATTAGTTTCTTCCCTTCCGATTGAAAATCCAAATAGTTTTATTGCCATATTATAATTTAACCCTTATAAGAATATGGTGGTGAGGCCGTTCAAAGCCCCACCACCTAGGTTGTTTTCACAAAAAATAATCAATTTACTAGAAAGTTAGCGTGTCTACAATCTTACTAGCCAAACCACCACCAGCAGTATCTAATCCAGCAACCCAGTAATCATATTGCCAAGTAACAGTAAGTTCTTCGATTTGGTCGTTGGTTCCCCAGTCAAGATCAACGGCAGCCAATGTAGTTGGCCAAATATTATGAAACCTAAATGTCTTGAGTCGATCACCATTCATTCCAAACTGTGAAACCTCGGCATCTACCTGATATTGTCGCGTAGAACCGGCCAACCGAATATTGCTAGATGGGCCATTCATCAATTCAATCCAAGAACGAATTGCATCATGGACAGCAAAATCTTCATCATTAAAGACGGTTGTGGTCCAATCACCATAGGTTCGATTTCCTGCAAACTTGGCAGTACGTCCAAAGTAAGGAACATCAATCATTCCTATAGTAGATTCTGGAAGAGAGGCGGCCTTACAGGTAAAGGTCATCTTTCTTTCGGGAGCCGCTCCACTCAGGGCTGGAAATTCCATTTGTACTTCAAATAGATTAGGTCTTGCTCCTCCGCGGGTCAGTCCACTTTTAAATGAGTCAACGTTAAAGGCCATTAAATTTCTCCTTGTAGATATGTTCTCTACTATTTATGTCTCTTTATGAGGCTTGTCCAATAATTTCACTAAACTCTACACCAGTTGCCGCGGCAACAAAGTTCAATTGAATATAATTGATTGATCGGGCAGGCTTGATGTAAATGTCACCAACAAATTCGCTTCTGTCTACCACGCTCCCTGGGTTGTTTGTCTCATCACACACAACCTTGAAGTCTGTGATGCCCCTTCGCCCCTGGACATCCCGAAGGAATGGCTCCACCATGTTTCGGAATTGGGCCCTGGTAAACTCATCATTGAACTCAAACAAGAGGAATTTGGATGCAGTTGCAATGGCTTTCTCAAGCACGATGAATAATCGTCGGACATTGATTCGATCAAATGCACTATTACGCCCATAGAGAGTCTTGTCTCCAAACAGAACTGTTCCTCGCCCAGGGAAGGTAACAACGGGATTAACATCATTTCGATATAGATCATCTCGTTGTGCCTTATTTGGGCTCCAAGCCAATTTAATTACATTCTTGATTTGCCCTCGGTTATAACCAGCAGGCGAGAACCATGGATCTCGTTCGGTGTCTGTTCGGACAATACATCCAGCCACATCAGAGTTCAAAGGAATCCAACGGAACTTATTGTTGTACTTGTCAAGAACATACTTCCAACCACTATCAAGAATACCATAAGAACTGCTAATAACTAGTTGGTTCTTTCTATAATCAAGAACATTGGTCAAGGCTCCCTCTGCGGTGAGCCCGTTTGCAGGAACGACATCGGCCCTCTCTGGGGACACACAGACTACACAATCTTTTCTGGCCTCTGCAACATTTTGGACAACGTGCTTGGCTACTGTAGCGTCGGCATCACCAGTAAAGATGACAGAAAGATCAATGTCTTCGGTGTTTCGGAACAAGTCATATGCCTTGATCTTATCGGCATTTGTGGCTGCGGTCGCTTCATCTCCTCCAGTCATTTGGTCTGATGATGCACTAAGGTCTTGGCCAAATGTAATAGAAGTAGTATTTGCAGTTGCTCCCCACTCTCCCTTACTTGTTGCTGGATGCTCGTCTGTTTCTCCTCCCCAGTAAATCCAGTTTGATCGTTCATTGATGGCATCTTGATAATACAGGGTTCTTCCGGATTCAGGATCTATTGCATTTTTTGCCTTTGAAAGAGAAGGCCAAATCTCAAGAACAGAATCTCGTTTTCCTGTGATCTTACCATCTGCATCAAGAACTACGGCGTGTAATGCTTCGGCAGTTAGCTCGGTCCCAGGAGATGACCCTTCATAGCCTAATGCCCAGTTTGTCTTGTTTGGTTCTGAACCAAAAAGGCTTGCATATGCCCAGTCTCGACGAACAGTTGTTGCCCCGACCTCAAGGTCTTCGACAAGAGCAGGAGAAATTGTGGCTACATTGGCCCCGGCTGCCGGAGCAGTCAAGTTTGTAACTCGATATTGCTGGCTAGGATAACTATTTCCAGGAAAGGAAATGTAATCACCAACGGCAATAACTCCTGTTTCAATACCAGTTCCCCCACCAAGAGCCACAGTAGTATCTCCAGTAGACGCTACCCCGGACGTAACATTAAGAACTGCGGCCGCTGCATTTGAAAATGCTCCAGGGCCAGATGCAACCGAAACCTTTAATGAGTTTCCTAGATTTCCAGGGTATCTAGCCGACCACTCGACATTGGTTGTTCCATTTTGAAGCTCATTGAAATCAGTATGGTTCTTAATCTGGACTGTGGCGGTCCCTGTCGAGGCATTTAACCCTGTGCTATTCGCCCGAACAAGCCTTAGCTTGTTGCTATAGGACAAAAAGTTCGCGGCCGATAGCCAGGAACGATACTTATCGCTATTTGTTACATTTGCGCTAGGGCGCCCAAATAATTGAATTAAGTCTTGTTCGCTAGAAACTAATACAACCTCATCAACCGGTCCCCATTCTGCATCAATTACAGTACCAGCATCGGCACTAGACACAGAAGGAATGGTTGTGGATAGATCAATTTCTCGAATGCTTACACCAGGCGAAACTTGAAAAGGCATAGTAAGGCTCTCCTTTAGTATTAAATATTATCAACATTAAAAGTCTTTAGACTTCTGATGATATTTATAAAATACTGGTATTTGAGGGATGCCTAGTAGAAATCGTCCTTATACGGCTCTGCTGTCTGCCATGTTGTTCCGCTTGAATCTGTAAAGGTATCTTCTTCGGAATACATTCCATCTTCAATAAATCCAAATGGGAGCATATTGCTCGCCTCAAGAGTAGCCTTTTCTTCTAACATCTTTCGGCGAAGATCAAGATTAGTCAGGTCCTTAAAATAGGGCTGAGTGGTCAGCCAGGCAAAGAGAACAAGGGTCATTACCAAGTCATCATTGTATCCTGTATCAGCTTCGTAGGAATATCCCTTTGAGATAAAAGAAGTCAGTTCGGATATGGTATCAAAATCTTCGATGATTAGCTTGTCGTCTTCGATCACATTCTTTAGGTTTAGGCAGCCTATTTGCTTGACCTTTTTGGTCGTCTTGATTCCCAACTGAGCCTGCCCTTGCCCGAAGCCCCCGGCCAACATCTGCCCTGCTCGACCTTTTTGGACGACCATCAGGACATTTTCATACTCTAGATCGTAATGTAGAATATCAGCCACTTGCTGCCCGACATCATTAATTTCAATGAACACATAGGCATTATTATATCGCTTGGCTACATCATGAATAATACTAGGATACATCATGGGCGCAATTGAATTGCTTCTATATTTGGCTACCTGTTTATAAGGAATTTGAGAGGCATCGACAACAGAAAAGGCCGAATAGTCTAGTTCTTCTCCGTGTGATACATCGACCACAATGACATAAGATTTTTCCTCTACGGGGGCATCATATATATCAAGGTGCTGTTTTACTTCGGTCGGATCTCTAAATGGCATTGTCTTTAACTTGGCCGCACTAATCAATGTATTGATAGAGCCAACAAAATCGCATTCAAACTCTTGGGCAAACTGTTCCTTGCTGGTATTTCTGATAGTCTCTTCTTTCCACTTTTGGTCGCGACCAGGGACTTCACTCCAATGCACCTCTATCGGATTGTAGTCGTTTTTCTTGTCTACGGCATCGCACCATGTCTTATAAAAATGATTCATACCATAGGGCGTGCTGACAATAATGACCTTAGTGGTCTTGCCAGAAGAAATTGTAGGATATACAGAACTAAAGAACTCATCGGCAATATTCTTAGGAACGAATGCAAACTCGTCGAGCAGAATCATGTTGAACGATCCACCACGAATCGCACTAGAAGAAGTGGCTGCTGCAACAATCTTGGAACCATTCTCTAGTTGAATGTCACCACGATTCCATACCTTGATTCCTTGTTGTAGGAACATTGGAAGATTCTCATAGGCCAATTGAAGCCTACCTAGAATCTCGCGGGCTAGTGATCCCTTGTTTGCAAGAATGGCAATGTTTACATCTTCAGTAAAAAGAATATAGTATAAGAAATAGGCAATGACTGTCGTAGTTTTTCCAGACTGTCTTGGAAGTTTGGCAATGGTGAATCTTTTGTTGTGGACGGATTTGACGATTTTCTTTTGAAATTTATAGAGATCAAAAGGGACTAACCCACGATCTACATGAACAATTTTAATATAGTTCATAATAAAATAGATAGGATCTTGTGAACACTTTATGTATTCTTGAATCTCTTTCTTTGTAAACTCATGGGGAGTCCCTGCTGATTTGAGCAGAGGATTGCCTAGATAACCGCCTTCATTCGTCGCCGACATCTAATTTCTTTCCCTTTAGGAGTTTTTGAAGTTCGTGGGTGCTTCCCACAAAAAGAGCATTTGTGATATTCTTTGGGCCTGTGGCATCTTTCTTTTTAAGGGCCTTCATGTTTTTTTGCAATTCAATCAACTGAATGTTTGCATCCACCACAGACTTAATGATCTGCCCGACAACTTCATAGGCCCTGGGGTGTTCACTTTCCTGGGCCAATTCTAGAATACCATCCAATGCAGTCGATCCCTTGCCAATCACTTCTTTCAGATTATCTCTAGTATAATCATAGTCTTGGTCAAGGTCAACATTTTCCGGAACTGTCAGTTCATTGGTGGTAGTGGTGTTTATAATCTCTACCTCATTATTTGCCATAATTTAATATTCATCCAATCCTGTTATTAGGTTTCTTCGTCTTCCATCATCAAAGAATGTTGTTGTTTCAATAATACCATAGTCATCGTTGGCGTCAAT